TATTACGGCAATCAGCACGGCTTGCTCTGCGGACACCGTTCGACCCCTGTCTGATTTGCTAACCGTCGTTCCTGCAACGGCTGTTTCAACGACTATCAATGTTGCTTATTGGATCAGTGCGGACGACATTTCAAAATCTGCCGAAATTCAAGCGGCAGTCACTGCGGCGGTCGCAAGTTATAAAGACTGGCAAACTACGAAAATAGGCCGAGATATTAACCCGGACGAACTCAGAAAGAGAATGTTGAACGCTGGGGCATCAAGGATTACCGTGACGGCTCCCGTTGTAACGACTGTTGGTGATACTGCTGTCGCTCAATTCTCGTCGACGACCGTCACCTACAACGGCACGAATTGACGGTGGATATATGATAGTGCGCGGGATTATATCTAAGATAAATACGGCTGACAACAGTGCCGAGGTGATACTACCCGAATACGACAACGCCGTAACGGCGCCGCTTAAATTTAACAATCCCAGCGGGGCGAGTACGGCCGTTGTCGGTGGCAAAGTGGTTGTTGCTGTGTTTGACAAAGACCAAATTGATCTAAACGATGCAATGATTTTATAAGGTGGTGAGCACTTGATAATTAAAGATTCAGATCTATTTGAGCATCTTCCGCTATGGATGCGAGACGACCCTTCGGCTGCAGGTATTGTGTACGCATTGAACAATCAAATGCGTGCGCTGGCTGGTGGTGTGTACATGGCCAACCTATATGCGAGGATTGATGAGCTTTCGGAGGATTTGCTTGATGAACTAGCTTGGCAGTTTAATCTTATTGAATACAATTCAATTCTACCGATCGATTCCAAGCGCGAGATGATTAAAAACTGTTTTCTTACCCACAGAAAGCGCGGTACAAAATCTGCGGTCGAAAAGGTTGTAAAAACTGTGTTCGGCAACGGCTGGGTTGAAGAGTGGTTTGACTACAGCGGTACTGCTGGGATGTTTAAAGTGCATACTGGAAATGTAGGGACTAGTGACGAGATGGTGGCTGAGTTTGATAGGTTGATTAAGGTGACGCAAAACATTAGATCGCATCTTGAATTAGTTATCGTTGAGGCGGTTGCACAGCTTAATCTATCATTTGCGGGGGTGGTTAGAACATCCGAAATTATTTATATTTAGGAGGAATGAAGCGTGGCCAGTTTTCCAGCAATGATTTTAACAAATAAAGGTACTGCCTTGCAAGCCAAGGTTCAGAGTGGTCAGCTTTTACAATTTACACGAATGGCGATCGGAGACGGAGAGTTAAATGGAACGCCGATAAGCGGGCTGAATGCTTTAGTATCTCAAAAAACCACTATGTTAACTGAAAACGGAAGCTTTAGCGGGGCAAATGCTTATCAATTGGCGGCTTTTTTTAGCAACACCTTAATATCAACCGGTTTTTGGTGGAGAGAATGGGGCTTATTCGCCACCGATCCCACTCTCGGAGAGATATTATACGCCTACTCGAACGCAGGTGGCGCAGGCGACTATATCCCGCCTTTCACGGACAGCAGACTTGAAAAATATCTTTTCGCCACGGTTGCCGTCGGAAGCGCCACAAATATTTCCGTTACTATTTCATCCGGTGATACTTTCGCACTTAATACAAATTTTGTGGCCCATATGGCTGACAAAACAGTCCACAACAAACCGGTGACAGCAGGCGGCACGGCTTCGGCAATTACAATAGCCATTCCGGCAGCAGACATTGTCGATGGATATCAGGTGAACCTTAAACTTATTTCGGATATTGCGGACAGTGCGACTATTACCGCGACTGGCGGGACCGCTAAAAACATCATAACGCAGGATGGAGTCAATATTAAGACCGGGGCCAAAACCGGGGCTTTTTTACCGGTAACCTATAACTCGGTTCTTGGTAAATGGGTGACAGCAAGCGGGATTTCTGCTCAAGATGCAGCAAATAAAGCGATTGCAATGGCTATTGCTTTAGGATGAGGAGGAAAGATGAAAACATTACTTCGGACGTATACTTTCAGCGCAACTGCAAAAACAGTCACATTTGCTGGTGAGGCATCCATTACGCTAGATCAGGTTCTCCTTATTACAAACGTAACCCGCAATATAATCATCTACAATTTTGCAGATTCATCCCTTGGTGGGTCTGTGAGCGGCAACGTGCTTACACTGACCTACAATACCGCATCAGGGATGCAAAACACGGACAAACTTCAAGTTTATTATGATGCTTCGGAGGTTATATCTGTGCCTGGTTCCGCTGTACTTGCTAAAGGTTATCAAGTCCACGGTTCTGACGGTACGAGCGCCAGAGTTATTTCGACTACGACTTCCGGAGCGGTAAATATTGCGGATGGCGGTAACTCCCTCACAGTGGATGGATCTGTTAGTGTGTCAGCATTGCCCGCATTAACGACTGGATCAAATGCTATTGGTACTGTTGGAGTGACTGCTCTTCCGGCATTACCGGCTGGAACAAACACCATCGGTAGCGTTAAAATAACAGACGGTACCAATACCTCTGCTGTCAAAGCAGCATCAACAGCAGCGTTAGCAGCAGATCCTGCGGCGGTTGTGAGTCTGAGTCCCAACTCTCCTATACCGGCAGGGGCAAATGCTATTGGCGCGGTTGTGTCGAACCCAAACTCATCGTCTACTTACGCTCCAACTAACGCCGACACAGCTGCTTATGCGGCCTCTCTTGTAGTAAAAGCATCTGCTGGTACGCTGTATATGGTGACCGGATACAATTCTAAGGCTTCAGCGCAGTTTATACAGCTACATGATGCCGCTTCATTGCCAGCTGATACCTCGGTTCCTAAAATCATTTTTACCGTTCCCGCCACCAGTAACTTTTCGCTTGATCTTGGAAGGTTCGGGCGGTATTTTTCAACGGGCATTGTTGTTTGCAATTCTTCAACCGGCCCGACAAAAACAATCGGATCTGCGGATTGCTGGTTCGATGTTCAATACAAATAAGGGGGATGATGTTTAATGGGACTTGTAATATCCCCCGCCGGTAGTGGCGGATCAGCTGCTGTAATTGGTTCCTCTACATTTAATGGAACTACAGGTCGCGCTATTACACACTCAGTTGGTAGCACCTCGTTTTCCGTGGCGATTATACCCACAGCAGATCCCGGCGGAACGCTGGGGTATATTTATGTGGCCAAGACAACCACCAATTTCACAGTATACAATACCGGCTCATTTATAGGCAATTTTGACTATATTTTAAGCAAATAAAGGAGCGACAAAATGTTTACATCAGCATCGTTTTTAGTGAGTGAAGCATGTAACATGGCTTGTACTTACTGTTTTGAAAAAAATCGTACAAACAAAGCCATGACGGTTGATGTGGCCAGAAAGGGGCTGGAGTTCTTATTTGGAAACGCAACCACGGGCGGGAGAAAAGAGGTATCCGTTATCCTGTTTGGCGGAGAACCACTATTGAACCCAAAAGTTTGCAACGAGATATTGTCCTATGGGCTGAAACTATCAGAATTTTTTGGTATCCCATTTAAACCGCATATCATCACGAACGCAACTGTTTTGACGGATAAAATCGAATTAATGCTTTACCGTCAAGCAACTAAAAACCCACTTTTTACTTGTCAGCTTTCAATCGATGGAAACAAAACTGCACATGATCTATATCGGGTGGACAAAGAAGGCAAAGGCACGTTTGATGCGGCAGTAAGAAACATCACTACATTCAGAGATGTTTTCGGCCGAAGGTTATCTATTCACGGATGCATCAACAAGCAGACGCTTCCTCGCCTTTTAGACAGCTATATGTATTTACAGCAGTATGACGCTTCGATGTGGTTTATGCCGGTACACACCGAGGAGTGGAGTTTGGAGGATGTGATGTTGTACGACAAGCACCTTGGTGCTATTTTTGAGGATATGACGGGGCGTGGGACTGTAAACGGTTATCGACCCATTGAAAACTTGTTACCACATCCACATGGTTGTGAGGTAATGCCAAATAAATCGTGCGCCGCCGGAACCGACTTTTGCACTATCACCGCCGTTGGGGATTTGCACCCTTGCCACTCCATTTATTTTAATGATGAAAGTTTGAAATTTGGGAGCGTATTTAACGGCATCACTAACCCAGAAAAATTGGGGATGTTCTCGGCGTCCAACTCCTGCACCGGATGCCCTAACACACAATGCTATCGATGCATTGCTGACAACTATAATACCAATGGTGATATCGCAAAACAGGTCGGTAAGCCTATCCGGTGCATGTTGTCCACGGTCGAGCGGAAATGGCAGGAGGCGGCTAGAGTTTATGCGGACGAGCATTTTTCAAAGGGGAGTATCGAAACCAGAGTAGAGCGGAACGAAAAAAACTTGGTCGAGCTGACTGAAATATTAATAAAGGGGGCGGAGCAGAGTGGCGCTTGATTATGCGACTCTTCGGACGCTTGCGATCTCCAAAGGTGGGTATACGACGGCACCTGCGGCAACCATGCTGCAGGAGTTTTACCGAGCCATGACAGAAATGAATACCAACCGGGCTCCGGCGACGCCGCATTGCCCCAGCAATACTCAGTTTAATATATCGTCGACAAAAGACCTTTCGGCTTATCAAACAGCATTAAACGCCATGAAAGCCCAAACGTGCGCCTGTCAGACATACACGGCGGCTTGCACATGCAACCCGAACAGCTGTACATGCCAATCGGAGAGTGTGGGCGGGTGTTCGTGCGTTCCGAATTATGGTTGCACTTGCGACTTTGATGCAAGTTGCACGTGCGACGGATTTGTCAATTGTCCATGCAACTCCCAGACTGCTGGGTGCGGATGCAATACCTATCAGGCTGCTTGCACTTGCAATGCCGTGAGTTCGTCATGTAACTGTAATTCGTATTTTAATTCATAAAGAAATAGAGGAAAATACAATGAAAATCGCACTAGACCCCGGTCATAGTGGTGACGGAACAGGCGCTAACGGTTCTATCGACGAAGCCCGACAAAACTGGAAACTTGCCAATTATCTAGCACCCGAACTAAAGGCTTATGGCATTGACACCATGCTTACCCGTTCACAAAATGAGAAACCAGAACTTGATGTAAGGGCACAGCGGGCTAAAGCTGCCGGTTGTATCGGTTATTTGTCTTTGCATTTCAATGCTGGGGGTGGAGATGGCGTCGAGGTTTACCCGCAGTTTTATGGCGACAAGTACCTTGTGGCAAACAGCAAAAAGCTTGCCACTGATGTATTGGCGGCGGTAGTCAGTGCGGGCCAACAGACCAGAGGCATTAAATATCTGCCCAATAGTGACAATACCCGCGAGTTTTACGGTATGCTCTATGAGCCGAGAATTCGCGGTATCACCTCAATCTTATTGGAACTCGGATTTGTGGACTCATCGGATGCTTTGGACTTCGATACCGATGCCGAGTTGAAAAATTGGGCCAAGGTTATCGCGGCAGGTGTTGCAACGGCCTATGGCGTGTCTGTGCCCAAGGTCAACTATACCATCACCGTCAAGGGAAACGGTACCAAGGCCGAAGCGGAGGCCGCGCTTGCAAAAGTTAAGACTACCGGTCTGACCGGTACGCTGACTTATTAAATATGGTCCCATAAATAATTGAAAGGTTGTGTACTTATGGATTTTTCTGCTTACATCAAACCCGAACTGCTTATCCTTATCCCAGTGCTTTATTTGATCGGCCTTGGGCTGAAACGCTCCGCTTTCCCCGACAAGTTTATTCCCACCCTGCTGGGGGCGGCTGGCGTAGCCCTTGCGATTCTGTGGGTTATATCCACCACTGATGTGTACGGCATTAAAAACCTCACAGCGGGGCTGTTTGCCGCCATCACGCAGGGGGTGCTTTGCGCGGGGGCAAGCGTGTTTGCTAATCAGATTTTTAAACAGTCCGGCAAGGATGAATAGGAGGGGCTATGTCTGATGCAGTGATCGTAGCCCTTGTAACGGCGGGCATGACTGGTGGGGTACAAATAGTGGGTCTTTTAATGAGCAACCGAAAAACCTCTTTTAAAATTGCTCGGTTGGAAGAGAAGTTTGACGATCTGAAAGGAAAGGTTGAAAAGCACAACAATTTCATGGAACGAGTGTCCTGCCTTGAAAAAGGTTCGGAAAATACCAATCGAAGAATTGACGAACTGCGCGAAGATATGAAAAGTGCATAAACAAAAACCGCCGATCTGGAGAAATCCGGTCGGCGGTTTTTTTATGTTTTGACTTGCATGTTGACTTGCATGTTATCGATATAAACCGTGTAATTATCGATATTTTAAGGTATTTACTCTAACAAAAATACCGCACCAACAGCCGTAAAATGGCTTAATGGTGCGGTATTTATCTGGTGGGCCTTCAGGGACTTGAACCCGGGACCAACCGGTTATGAGCCGGTAATTAAATCGCTGTATAACCGCTCTACGACTGCATTTGAAAATCGCTTTGACTTGCATCTGACTTGCATCCACTATCAGATTCCACTTTCGGGTCTAGATAACTGTCAAGTTTATTCATGGATTTTCGCTTGTATATCTTATCAAGGTGAGTGTATATGGCGAGTGTTGTTTTAATATCTGTGTGGCCCAGCTGGTCGCGCGCGGTGAGGATATCCACCCCGGCGAGATATAGAAGAGTTGCAAAAGTATGCCGGAGCCAGTGCGGGGTGATATTCGGGATAACCAGTATCAGCTTGCCCTGTGCGGTGCCGTCCGTGTTCTTCTTGCGCGAAGCCAGCTTATTAACCTTCCCAATGTAGCCATATTTTACATTGAGATCTGTTAGGTAGCTTTGCCACATCGTTTTCCATGCTTGATTAGTCAGCATCTTGCCAGATGCTGAGCGGCAAACAAGTAAGTTAATGGGTGTTGCATCCGCGAACTTTGCAAAATCGGCATCTCTTATCGGGGAAAGAAAATTTATAAGCCGCTGCGGCATATCAATAGTGCGATTTCCTGCATGAGTTTTTGGGGGCTTTACTTTTGGCTTTCCGCCGATCATTTCAACAGCTTTGTTTACCCGGATAGTTTTATTTTTTAGGTCTATATCATCCCAAGTAAGGGCTATGACTTCCCCACGCCTAAGACCGGAATACATCATCAGCATGGCGGGCAATTGCGCCCGGTGGTATGTGTCAATTATCCATTGCTGCTCCTCGTCAGTGAGTGCCCTACGCCTAGACTGCGGAGCGCCTTTTGGTATTTTGACGGAAGCGGCAGGGTTGTACTCAATCACCCGAGAATCAACGGCTAGCTGAAAAACCTGCTCCGCAGTGCCTTTTAATGCAATAAGTGTTTTTTTGGCCGTAGGCCTGCCCGTGTGGGGGTTACACTCAGCGATATCATTGATAATATCCTGTATTAGACCAGGACGGATTTTTGATATTTGGATGTTATCAAGGTTGGAAAGTATTCTACAATAATTTTTATATGATTTTATTTGAGAAGTAGAAAGTCCGTCAGCCTTTTTCATGGTATTAAACCGCTCAGACCATTTGCCAAATGTGTCTTGATCGGCAACAACATCAATACCCTTTGATAAACTGTTTTTGACTTTTTGGGCGTTTTCATCGGCCTCTTTTTGTGTCTGACCGTACACGGTTTTATACTTCCGAATTCCATTTTTTCTACCTAGATATACCTGTACAGGAATTCGTCCGTCGTCGCGCCGTTTGTTCTGCTTCCTTGCCATAAAACCTCCTGTTCAAAACCCCGCCCCGTGATGGAGGCGGGGATTGTTTTTTTATAATCCTAAAAGTTGCTTTTTCTTTAAGCTATATTCATCTTCGGTAATCGCTCCAGCGTCGAGCAAGTATTTGAATTTTAATAATTCATCTGCATCTGATGGGGCAGGGGTTCCGCTGGGTGACAATGGCTTGCTTGCTTCGTTGCTATTACAAATGAGTTGGAGAACGGACAAACACTCTTGTGCGAATTGATAAGATGTTTTATAAACAAAGCTGTCCTTTTTGGTTTGCGTGTTAAAAAAGTTAATATATGCAACCGGGTTGTTCATGTCATTTATCGTTACTTTGATTTTTAGAGAATTGCAGACGCTGTTTGATTTCTTACCTGTAACACCGCCAACTATTGCGCCCACTCCGCCGAAAAGCGCAGCGCCGACAACAGCTCTGCCAACACCTCCCTTTGTAAGAACAGACCCATCTTCTAATAGCTCAAAATCAACTATTTCATCGAATGAATGGACGGCGGCGCCGCCTCGACCTCCGAGCATTCCCTCGTGCGCAAGCCACTTTTTATTATTTTCGTCTATTTCTAAATAATTCCCCACTTTTTTAGTCGGTACAAATGCCAGCATTCCTTCGATTCTGCTTTTTGCTTGTTCTGGCGTGATGTTGCGTACTGGAGTCAGCGCAGTATACCCGCACTTTTTGAAACAATCAGGGCAAATCCATCCATCATTGGCAAGCTTAAAACGATTTAACCCAGTTTCTTTATTGCATACCGAGCAAATGACCTTTGCACTGAAGAATCCCATTTTGCCACACTCCTTAAAATATTATAATTTAAACATAACTTGCTCAACTACCCCAAGTATTCTTGCATACCCGGAGTCAAATTCGGATGTCGGTAATAAAATAGGCGCATATGAGGAATTTTCGGGTTGAAGAATGATTGTATCGCCTTGTCTATGATATCTTTTCAGTGTGGCGCTGTCTCCGTTCACAAGACAAGCAACAACTTGCCCATCTTCTGCGCATGATTGTCTGCGAATTAAGACCCTGTCTCCATCGTATATGCGAGCGTTAATCATACTGTCACCGTGCACCATCAGAATGAAGTGCTCCAGCGGGTCGGTACAATCAATATATTCGTAACCAGCAATCGAATCATCGGCGAATATTGGTGAACCAGCGGCAATACCATCATATACCGGAATTGGGTGCCATTTGGAGGGATCAATGGGAATTTCATAATCCTGAGGGGTAGCCTTGCTGCTGAGTATGGCGTTGTCGTCTGCTATATAGTCAAGCGAAACATCAAAAAACATTGCCAGCTTTTTGAGGGTGGATAGCTTTACATTTTCTGTCCCTTTTTCATAAAAATTTATTATAGTCATGTATGGTATTCCTGACTGTTCGGACAGCTGCTTTCTATTTATACCTTTTTTAACCATTAAGCCGTTTAATTTCTCAGTAAAAGTCATTTATAATGCCTCCTTAACCATCTATATCCATATTATACTACATAATTTTTAATATGCAATAACTAAATACCATGTAAAGTAATTATTTTTTTGTCCCCTATTGACAATATACTTTGCATGGTATATTATTATGTCAACGAATTACCATGTATGGTATTTAGGAGGTGAAAATAATGTTTGTCAGAATCGACATCGAGAGAGCGAGGCAACGGATGTCCATTAAAGATTTAGCAATAAAGTGTGAAATCAAGTACGAAACAATGCTAATGAAGTTAAACGGTCGTTCGGAGTTTACTAGGGGTGAGATGCTTAAAGTTCAATCTGCTTTCCCAGGTAAAATCTCACTTGAGGATCTCTTTGACGCAGGAGAAAAAAACGCCAGTTAAACCTACTTTTTAAAAAGGAGCAACCAATGAAAACGCAGAAAGGAGGAATGCCTTATAAAATTCATAAAGTGGTTTTTCCCATGTACCTGTTACTCGGAATACAGGACAAGCAGCAACCGAGAAGTAGCTGTTTGGAAACAATGGTTCGGGAAGATATTGTGGTCAAAAAGATGGACGGTTATTTAATTTTCCAAAAGAAAGGAGTAGCTAATGAGCGATCTTAAAAAATCCCCCACAAAAGAATTGGTGGAAGAACTTTCAAAGCGTGAGGCTGTACATAAGTTTTTGGTAGGGCCTTACGAAAAGTTCGGAGTTACCACAGTAAGCGAAGGTATGTATGAAACAGGGCCAGCCGTTATCTTGGTTATTACTGATTAGCCAACTCTTGTTGATCGGTACTTGCCTTTGATATGAGCATCGTAATAACCACCCTTCGACCCGGCCACCATAAATCCAAGGTATACACTCTCTGGAACATCTTGATAAGCATACGCCCCGCCTGTGTTAAATTCAATTATTAGCTTCCCGTTTTCATACCCAACCGCTTTAATATTCGTCGAACAAACTTCTTTCATATCCAAATACAATCACTTCTTTCCACTAGATTCTACCACACACAACAGGAAATATCAAGAAACCCCCAACCAACGAACGAAGCTCAGAAAGGAGGAAACAACCGTGGAAAACGAAAACAAAACGCATCTAATCAAGCAAGAAATCCTTGATGTTCTAAAAAAGCATGAAATCCCTGCGCTACTGGCCGCCGACATATTGAGCGTTTTAAGCAGGGACATGGTCTGCTATTTTAACACAAAAGATATCCAAGAATTTTATAACGGGATGGAGGTCGTAAAGCGGATTGTGTCAGAATCTAAACTGGGAAGTAAAGATTGCAAGATCATGTGGGATGAAGTTGTCAAATCAAATGTTTAATAGCTTCTTCTGCTGCAATTTTAGCAATCACTGTCAAAGAGGCCCCGCCAATGACTTTTAATTTGGATTTCAGTTTTTCCCAAGCATTAGAGCTTTGAAGATTTGATATGAATTCATGACCGTGAGGGGTGATATCTGATATGCAATATATAGTTATCCCACACGTAATCGTCTCGTCATCATCGTCAAGTAATCCGTTCTCGATCATTTGTCTAATGCTATATAGAATGTCGTCGGGAGTGTATTTTTTAAGGTTTTCGTTTTTTAGCAACTCGTCGCTGTACATGGCCTTGGGCCGACCAGATAAAAGCATACCCGATTCATCATCTGGTTCGCCAACAAATGATTGGTCGATGAATTCCATCTGCTGCTCATTTTCAATGACTATTAATATGTCGCGGATACAATCAAGGTTTAGTTTCATATTATTCATCCCTTTCCCCTAAATTCTACCACTTATCCCCGAATAAATCAAGAAAGGAGCAACCCTCATGCAAAAATTCAAACTACACCGCCCCAAGCTCCTGCACAGCGACGCAAAGTTCCCATCGGTCAGAGTGACTAAAGAAGCATATGATGCACTGGTTGATATGGCGAATGAATCCGGAATGTCAATATCAAAGGTTGCTAGCAAAGCCGTTACATATGCAGCAGACAACCTTGAATACATCACCGAGGAAGGAGATGTGGACTGATGAACGATCTTGTATTTCTCGAACCAAATTGCGTCAAAGCAATCCCATTTACTACATCTGATGTTATCGCACAATCTGCTAACATCGCAAATCGCTCTGTTTACTTATTGATTGAAAAGCACATTAACCAGCTTGAAAGATTCGGAAGGGTATCATTTGAAATGCGACCCTCCCAAACAAAAGGTGGAGTTCAGGAAGTTAAAATTTATCGCTTGAACGAAGAGCAAGCAACCCTGCTGATCACTTTCTTAAAAAACACCGAGCCGGTAATTGAATTCAAGGTTAACCTCGTCAAAGCGTTTTTCGCCATGAAGCAAGAACTCTTCAACCGCAAAGCATACCGGCAGGAACTCAAACCAATTCGCCGAGAACTTACCGATGTTATCCAAGAGAACCCTGAACACAGCAAGTGGGCGTTTAAGCAGTATACCGATCTGGCGTATAAAATTGTCACTGGCAAGATTGCCTCTACCCTCCGCAAAGATCGCGGGGCAGAACCCAACGCAACCGCCATTGACTACATGGCCGCCGAAGAGATTGCCTCCATTGCCAAAGTACAGAGCAAAATCGCAACCCTGTATGAACTTGGGATGGATTATCAGCAGATAAAAGCGCTTTTATCCGAACGGCTGATGGTCGGGAGAGTGAGTTGATGAAGACATTTACAAACTGGAATCAAATCCCCGTGATTATTGATCTGGCACTGGCCTGTGTGATTCTGGGGCGAAATTATGAGTGCTTGAAAAAAGATGCGCAGAAAGGAAAGTTCCCTGCTTTCAAAAACGGCGACAGGAAATGGTCCGTCAGCAAGGATGATTTAATGTCATGGATTGATAGGCAAAAGACAAATCCTAGCAATCAGAGCACTTCGGAGGCCAAGCCCAATGAAAAAACTGCTTAACCGCCTGCTGTCCCTACTCCTGCAAATCGGATTTTATGGATGGAGGTGACAAAGAAATACCGCCCTTGAGTCAAGAGCGGCAAGATGAAAAGGGGAGTGATTTACAAAGATTGAAAATACAACCTTTATTGACAGCATAATACCATAATCTACAAAATAATGCAAATGGATTTTGGAAAATTTCTATAAAATTTTTATTTATTTTCAATTTAGATTGAAAGTTGGAGGTGAGGTCAGGTCAAAAATGTTAGCCGAACCAAAATAAGAAAGGATAAAAAACAATGAAAGTGTCAATTGTAACCACTTACACCTGTGAATACTGTGGAAACCGATCTGACAATCAAGAAGACATAAAGGATTGTGAAAAAAGCCATAAGCAGATCGAAATAATTCAAGCGTCTGTGAGCATTGAGCCTAGATATTCTGAGGGTATAGCTGCTCCGACTAAGTTGATTGTTAAATGGGTTGACGGCGAGCAAGCTGACTATTTCAGGAGGTTATAAAAATGAAACCAAAAGGACTTTTAGCACAGTTGTTAGGCACCGCAGTTGGAATCGGCGGGCAATATTTCGGAGACTTCAAATTTTCAACAGGCAAGTCGTTATTCCGCATCCACGGCAAAATTAGAAGCCGGAGTGCAAGGAGGCTGTTTGGGAAATGAAAGACACATATAAAAGCAAAGTATATACAGACCGTCCAGCGTATGCAGACTTTGACGCTCCACATAAATTTGAAGCAATCAAAAGCATAATCGCTAAAAGGTTGGTAGAACATCCGAACGCAATTTGCTCATACTCTGGCGGAAGCGACAGCGATATCATGTTACATATGATCGAGATGGTACGCAAAATATTTGATCTTCCGCCCGTGCAATACTGCTTTTTCAATACCGGACTTGAGATGGAGGCAATAAAGCGCCACGTTCGCGAGGTAGAAAAACAGTATGGCGTCACAGTCACCGAACACCGACCCAAAAAGGGAATAGTACAATCTACGCGCGAACACGGTATACCGTTTGTATCCAAAATCATGTCCGCCGGTTTAGAGGGTGTTCAAAACAAAAACATTCCGCTATCAATCGCTGATGAATACGCCGAAGCAGAAGACAAAATTGCGAAACGAGCAGAATTGAAAGCGCGTTATCCCAAATGCGAATCAACAATCAACTTTTTATGCGGGTGCAATTCTAAAGGCGAGTCACGGCCCAAAATACAATTAGTCATAAATTCATCAAAATACATGTTGGACTTCATAAAGGAAAACCCTATCCCATTTAAGGTTAGCAACAAGTGTTGTACATATTGTAAAAAGAATGTGGCTCACAATGCACAAAAGTCGTTTGATATGGTAATCACAGGTGAGCGCCGGGACGAGGGCGGCATGAGGTCAGTTCCGCGCCAGGACAATACTTCAATGTGCTTTACTGAATCAGCTGACGGGAAACACAGGCTCCGACCCTTGTTTTATGTTTCCGACGCGGATAAACAATGGTACAAAGATTACTACAAAATCAGATATTCAGACGCTTACGAGGTATACGGCCTAACGCGAACCGGCTGTTGCGGTTGTTCCATATCGGCAAGAGCGGTAGAGGACTTAGAAAAGATAAGGCCATATGAGCCAAATTTGGTAAAAGCCGCGTGGAACGTGTTTGGCGACAGTTATAGATACCGCCAGCAGTACAACGATTACAAGTCAAATAGACGAAATGGAAATGTTGAGGTGAAAACCCATGAAGCATAAACCCATAACCCGCCACCCATTTTTCCTATTCCTCTGCTACATATTGATCTTCACAAGCCTAATTGCAATCGCCTATCTGTCCCAGCTGGATGATTACCGCCCATACCTGTTTTATGTGATATTATCCGGCGCTGGATTGATCGGAGGTACATATTTTTGCTTGAAATCGTTCATGGAATAGAAAAACCCGCCTCCAGTTCTTCACAACTGAAAGCGGACGAGCCTAATAACAACTTGATTATATCAAGTATTCGAAAGGATGTCAAATGAAAACATCACTAATTAAAATTCGCACCGCCTTCGGTGTTTCCGAGATTCAACTCGGCACCGGTTCGGTCGAAATCAAAGGCCCCAAGGGCGCTGGTAAATCATCCGTTCTAGATGCCATCCGCTACGCCCTGACCAATCGGTCTGATCGTACATACATCGTCAAGCAGGGCGCAGACGAGGCCGAGATTCTCATTGAGACGGATACCGGCCTGCACATTGACCGCAAACTTAAATCTGGCATGGACACCAGCAGCCTCACCCTTAAGGAAAACGGTATGAATGTTCCCCGACCGCAAACCTTTTTGAATGATATTCTCACACCCTTGCAACTGAACCCGGTCGAATTCATCCAGAAGCCCATCGCAGAGCAGAACCGGATCATCCTTGATCTAATCGAATATGCGTGGGATATGGGATGGATACAGGAACAGTTCGGGGAGATCCCGAAAGGCGTTGATTACCATCAAAACATCCTGACCGTCCTACAGCAAATACAGGCTGAAAACGGTGTTTATTATCAGACCCGGCAGCAGATCAACAGTGAAAAGCTTTTCAAGAAAAAATCGTACGAGGATATCGCTGCCTCCATCCCTGACGGCTATACCGCTGAGAAGTGGGAGGCATACGACACCGCCGAGAAATACACCCGGCTGGAAAAGATTCGCCTGGGCAATACCAACATCGAGAAGTCCAAGGCGTTCAAGGCTGGTTATGAGAATGCGCTTCGAGGTATCACGGCAGATCGGGACATTGCCAAGTCAGCCGCCAAAGAGGTCATTTCCAACGAGCGGGAGGGGTTACTGAAGACAATTGAACGCCTAAAGGCTGAGATCATTTCTGCAGAGGGACAGATCGGGGCACTGGACAGCAAACTGGTCGATAAGACAAAGATCGCTGAATCAGAGTTTGAAGCTGCTAAGGCTACTCTGGATGCTAATGTGGGCATTGCCGCCCAGTACGCTGACAAGGTGCCAACCGATACCGCCCAACTGGTCGCAGAGATCAATAACGCCGAGGCCATGAAAAAGCATCTGAACGAATACTACCGGATGAAGCGTATGCAGGACGAGGTCGATGCTCTGCAGGAAAAATCGGACAAGTTGACCGATAAAATCGAACTGGCTAGGAAGCTGCCCGGTATCATTCTGAAAGAGGCGAAGATTCCGGTCGATGGGCTGACGGTCGAGGGCGGTATTCCGCTGGTCAGAGGGCTGCCGCTTAGTAATTTGAGCGATGGGGAAAAGCTTGACCTGTGTGTTGATGTGGCAATTTCAAAACCGTCCGGTCTGCAGATCATTCTGATTGACGGCGCCGAGCGTCTGGACGATAAGAGCCGGGCGGCGCTGTACGAGAAGTGCAAAGCTAAGGGGTTGCAATTTATTGCGACGAGAACAACGAATGATGATGAATTGGTGGTGACAGAGCTGTGATATTAACAGCCGAGAACTACTATTCCAAGGAAATGAACATGGCGTACATGGGCTCAACTCAATACAAAGATTTCATGTCATGTGAGGCGGCGGCGCTTGCCAAGATACACGGTGAATATTCGGAAGAGATGTCAGCGGCGTTGCTTGTCGGGTCCTATGTAGATGCTTATTTCGAGGGTACGCTCAATATTTTTAAAGCCAAACACCCCGAACTTTTCACGCTAAAAGGCGAGTTGAAAGCAGATTACAAGCAAGCCGAGTACATAATTCGTAGAATCGAACGCGACACCCTATTTTATGAATGGGCCATGAGCGGTGAAAAGCAAATTATTAAAACAGGCGAAATTGCTGGTGTTCCCTTCAAAATCAAAATAGACAGTTATCACCCGTCAGAGGCCATTGTAGACCTAAAAATCATGAAAGACTTCGCCCCGGTGTGGGTAGATGGAAAGGGTAAGGTATCATTCGTTGAAGCTTGGGGTTACGACATCCAAGCGGCCATCTATCAAGAGATCGAAGGTAATGGCCTGCCGTTCATTATCGCCGCCGCAACCAAAGAAAAGCCAGAGCCTGATATATCTGTTATGCGAATACCAGATGAAATTCTCGGATATGCGCTTGACGAAGTGAAAAGGATGGCACCGATATTTCACCAGTTAAAGCAGGGCGTTGGCACTCCCCGCCGGTGCGAAATGTGTGATTATTGCAAGTCCACAAAAGTATTAAGCGAAGTCGTAGATTATAGAAAGGTCAGGTAATTATGGGCATCCCAGTTTTAATCCTCGGAGAGTCCGGCAGCGGCAAATCCACTTCACTCCGCAATTTTGATCCGGACGATATTGGAATCTTCAATGTGGCTTCTAAGCCGCTGCCGTTCAAAAAGAAGTTACCCAAGCACGACGGGGCCACATACACCAGTATTATCAAAGGGCTGTCGAACCCCACTCGCAAGGCCTATGTTATTGATGACAGCCAATATCTCATGGCCTTCGCAATGTTTGATCGGGCAAAAGAAACCGGGTACAACAAATTTACAGACATGGCGCTGGATTTCCGAAATCTTATCCAATTTGTCATATCCCAAACACCAAAGGATGTGATCGTTTACTTTTTGCATCACTGTGAGCGCACGGACGATGGGAAAATCAAAGCCAAGACCATTGGAAAGATGCTTGATGAAAAGCTGACTGTTGAAGGCCTTTTCTCCATTGTCCTGCTCTGCACCACCGATGGGCAAACGCACAAATTTGTTACCCAGTCTGATGGGTATACCACTGCAAAAAGTCCGCTTGAAATGTTCGATCGAGAAATCGACAACGATCTGAAATTCGTGGACAAGACCATACGCAATTACTGGGAATTAAATAAGGAGGAAAAATAATTATGAACAAACCGCAAGGATACGACGAAGCCCAAGCTTTTACAGGTGATTTTGAGAACCTTCCCGCCGGTGCTTACATATGCACCATTCAGGGGGCGAAGTTGGACAAGACCAGCACAGACAGAGAATGCCTCGTTCTAGCGCTCGATATTTCCGAGGGAGAACATTCCGGTTATTTCAAAAAGCGATTTGATGCGGACGCCCGCGCTGATCGCAAGTGGACGGGCACCTTCCGTCAGGTTACCGATGGGACCAGCACTTCCTTTTTCAAGGGGATGATCACGAGCATCGAACTTTCGAACTCCGGTTTTAAATGGGATTTTGACGAAACCAAGTTGAAGGGGAAAAAAGTCGGCGCCATATTTGGCAGAGAGCAGTACGCAGGGAACAATGGTGATTTGAAGTGGGCGACCAAATGCTTATTTATTCGTTCGGTTGAAGCTGTTAAAAAGGGTATTGAGCCGCCAGCAGACAAATATCTGCCGCAGGGTTCTTCCACATCCTTCTCCACCCCCCCATCCGCCAACACCTCGTTTGTTAATGTCGACGTCGAGGAAGAAGAACTTCCGTTCTAATGGGCGCCGCCGACATTATCAAATCCAGCCTTTCAATGCAGGATATCGCGGAGCGGTATGGGTTCACCCCCAACCGCTTCGGATTCCTACCGTGTCCATTTCATAACGATAAAACCGCATCAATGAAAGTCTACAAAGAACCGGGGCGAGGCTTTCATTGCTTCGGCGAATGCGGAGCCGGTGGCTCGGTCATCGACTTCGTGATGCAACTGTTTGACATTGACTTTCGGCAGGCAGTAGTCCGCATCAACGCCGATTTTAACCTCGGCCTATCGGACGAAAAGCCTGATCGGAGGGCAGTGGCAAAGTGGAAGCGGGAAAAGGAAGCCGAGGAAGCCAAGTTGCAGGCTTATAGAGACGAGTACGACCAGAAGGTGGCCGAATACCGGCGGCTCTGGTACGCGCTCAACTGGAAGGCCCCAGCGTTCCCTGGCGAGGACCCTGACCCAGAGTGGCTGGAAGCGATTCATAGGATATCTTATTTTGATTATTGGTTTACTCAAACACCGTGGAAGTAGGTGATAAACATTCCGGAATATACAAAAGAGGACTTCATGACACCGGCACCGTATGAGGAAATTGTTGCAATTAAAAATAATTTTCAAAAGCAACGGGCGATCATCGAAATGGCTGATTACGCCGATAAGATGTTGCAGTTTAAAGGTTTTCGAAAGATGCTGACGGAGTATGAGAAGTCCTTGAAGCAGCAAAGCGGAACCATTTACGCCCGCAGCGTAACAACTTTCAGCGGGCAGGAATTAGAACTTGAAACCGGAGACTGGCAGGCGGATGACTTCGGGGTTACGAGATACAATGGGAACTTTGAAGAAACCGCCTGCTGCCACCCCATCCTACCGGTAGAACGATTGGTCAATATCGACACCGGCGTTGAAAAGCTGAGGATCGCATATTCAAAGGGTAAGAAATGGCGGGAGGTCATTGCAGACAAAAAGACCCTAGCTAGTGCAAACAGCATCATCTCACTGGCTGACATGGGAATCGCAGTCAACAGTGAAAACGCCAAATTTATGATTAAATACCTGGCGGACATGGAAAATCTGAATTATGAACTGATCCCGGAGAGCAAGAGCGTTTCCCGACTTGGGATGATCGAGGGGGAAGGATTTTCCCCCTATGTCGAGGGTTTGATCTTTGACGGAGACGCAAATTTTCGAACCATCTTCGAAAGCATCAAGCCCCACGGACAGCGTCAGAAGTGGCTCGATTTGGCGTTGAAAATTCGGCAGGGTAATGTAATGGCGCGTATCGTCCTCGCGGCATCGTTCGCCTCTGTACTGGTCAAGCCAACCGGCTCGCTTCCGTTCTTCGTCCACCTTTGGGGAGGTGAGTCTGGAACCGGCAAGACCGTCGCCCTGATGCTGGCCGCTTCGGTGTGGGGCACCCCTGAAATGGGTAGGTACATACAGACTTTTAACTCAACGGTTGTCGGCCGTGAAAAGCTGGCATCCTTCTTAAACCACTTACCCCTTCTGGTGGACGAGCTCCAACTCGCAAAGGACAACCGGGGGAAATTGATGTTTGATGTTTACGCACTGGCCGAGGGAGTAGGCCGCACCAGAGGCACTAAGACGGGTGGTATCGAGCGAACGCCCACTTGGGCGAACTGTATCATCACAACGGGTGAAAGCCCCATCACAAGCGCTGGGAGTGGTGCAGGAGCGGTCAACCGGGTAATCGAAATAGAGTGCCGGGCGACTGAAAAAATCATTGAGGATGGCCATGCGGTGTCCAGCGAGCTAAAGCGGAATTATGGTCATGTTGGCCGGGAGTTTGCTCTTCGGTTGTATGCGGAAGGTGCGGCAGAAAAGGCCGCTGAGATGTACAAGGATGCTTTTAAAAACTTATCTGACAACGACACAACCGAGAAGCAGGCTATGGCCGCCGCGACAATTATCGTGGCCGACAAATTGGCTACTGAATGGATATTCAAGGACAATAAGGCATTGACCATTGGCGAGATATCCGAGTTCCTGCAATCAAAGGCGGCTGTTTCGTCCGGAGATCGTGGTTATCATTTCATGCTGGACTGGGTGGCGCAGAACTCTAATAAGTTTAAGACCGACCAGCCGGGGGATGTGTATGGCGTTCTGGATGGCAGCTGGGCGTATATCATCAAGTCCGTATTCTGCAAGGCTGCCGAGGACGGCGGGTATTCACCAGTGGCGCTGTTAAGCTTTTTGAAGCAGCAGTGGCTGATAGAGACGAGAGGCCGAAATAGCACCAAAGGAAAGCGCATTGGTGGCGTTTTGACCGAGTGCGTGGTGCTCAAGCTGGCGACCGAAACGGTTGAAAAGGATGGGGAATATGAAGAATTACCGTTTTAGTGTGGGACAGTGTGGGACAAGCGTGGGACAGACCACCGCTGAAAAACCGCATGGTTGTGCGGGTGTGGGACTGTGGGACATGTGGGACACAAAACATAAGACTTTTATATGAAACACATACACACCCCAACAATAGTATGTATACCTTTTCCCGTATAGAGAAAATGTGCAAATTTGTCCCACAGTCCCACAGCATAGCACAAACCCGCATGGTTGAGCCTTTTAAAGTGTGGGACATATGTCCCACAGTGTCCCACAGTGTCCCACAAAAAGGAGGTCTAAATATTGAATTTAAGAGATTATCAAACTGAATGTATCGATATAATCCAGTCAAAAGCACCGGGCCGCTACCTCATTCAAATGGCTACCGGCCTCGGCAAGACCGTCACCTTCGCGAATATCCCCCGGAATGGAAAGATGCTAATCCTTTCACACCGGGAAGAACTTGTACATCAACCGTTAAAATACTTTGATTGTCTCACTGACATCGAAATGGCTGGGAATCATGCGGGCCCCATGGCCGAGGTTGTGTCTGCATCAGTGCAATCAATAACCCGCAGGCTTGACAGATTCAGCCAAGACGAATTCGACATCCTGATCGTGGATGAAGCCCATCACAGCGCAGCGCAGTCTTACCGGCGTGTCCTTGATCACTTCACACCCCGCTTGACACTCGGTTTTACTGCGACCCCAAACCGTTCCGACTCTGCCCGGATGGATGATATTTATCAAGACATCATCTTTCAGCGTGACCTTAAATGGGGCATCAAAAACGGCTGGCTTTCGGATATTTACTGCCGCCGGGTGAATATTGGGTATGATCTGTCAGGTGTTCGAACCTCCCACGGTGACTATGCTCCGGGCGAACTGGACGAGGCGATGGACGGTACCGCTGATGCAATCGCCCAAGCGTACAGGGAATTGGGCAGAGGGGCGACGCTGATCTTTGCTGTGTCGGTGCATCAGGCGGAGGAAATAGCAGGGAGAATACCGGGTGCTGCTGTAGTCATAGGGGAGACGAAAGACCGGGCATCTATTATCAAGGCATTCACTGACGGTCAAATCCCCTGCATTGTAAACTGTATGGTTTTTACCGAGGGTACCGATATCCCACGGGTCGAGACTGTTATCATCGCCCGGCCTACCCAATCAGACAGCTTATATACTCAGATGGTAGGCAGGGGACTTCGGCTGTTTGAGGGCAAGGAGAATCTAAACCTGATTGATTGTGTTGGTGTGTCTGGCAAGGCTAGCCTCTGCACCGCTCCGTCCTTACTGGGTATTGACCTGAAGGATGTGCCGGTAAAAAAGACCAACGAACTTGAAGGTATGCTATTTGATTTACCCGAAAAGGCCATCAGGGCTGCTGATTCTCCAGAGAGCTGGATAAGAAATATAAAAATCGTCGACCTGTGGGCGCAAGAGCAGAAATACAACACCCACGATGTCAACTGGTTTAAGATGCCGGACGGCGCCATGATCTGCAGCCTACCGGAGAAAAAGAAGATGATTATTCCTTGTCAGGACGAACTGGGGCGGACCGTGTTAAACGGCGAGTTGGTCACGATGCAAGAGGCTTTCGACCGTGCTTACAAATATCTGTGTGAAAATCATGAGGAAACTCGGTACATCTGGGATTTAGCACAGGCGAAGTATTGGGGGTCAAAGCCAGCCAGCGATAAACAATTGCAATTAATTCAGAAACGGGTAAAAGGGTTTGACACTGACGGGCTGACGAAGATGCAGGCGAGCCAGATTTTGAATCGAATTATGATGGGAGGTAAGGCGGGATGAAAATAGGATTATGGAGCGATTCGCATAACTTCCCTAATTTAGTGCTCATGAAGCTGTCCGCGTACCACCAAGAACGAGGTGACAGGGTTGAAATGCTTAACCATCTTAACACATACGACCTTGTTTACTGTTCAAAAACCTTTGATTTCACTCCAGATGCAGATGATCGGGCAATCATCAATGCCGATCAGGTCATAAAGAGCGGTACCGGATACGGGGACTTGACATCAAGATGCCCGTATGAAATCGAACACAGCCGACCCGACTACTCCTTATTCCCTCAATTCAAAAATACCGCTTATGGCTTTCTCACCCGTGGATGCCCACGAGGCTGTAAATTCTGCGTTGTAAGCCAAAAAGAGGGGCGGTTTAGCCACGGGGTTTCAGACCTAGACGAATTTTGGAGCGGAGAAAAGAATATCAAATTGCTCGACCCAAACCTTTTAGCTAGTAGAGACCATGAGATTTTTTTGAAACAGCTTTCTGACAGCCGGGCATGGGTGGACTTCACTCAGGGGCTTGATATTCGGTTCGTGACACCAGACAACATCAGCTTTTTAAACTCCATCAAAATAAAATCCGTTCACTTTGCCTGGGATAACCCAAATGAGGATTTAAGCCAGCAATTTAGCTTCTTTGTAAAACACACCAAAATGTCAAAGCATAGACGGCCATGTGCATATGTGCTCACTAATTTTAACAGCACACACGAGCAAGATTTATACCGGATTTATAAGCTGAAGGAAATTGGGGTTGACCCGTATGTGATGGTTTTCAACAAAGAAACGGCACCAAGGGAAACAAGGTTATTGCAAAGATGGGTAAATAATCGGATTATTTTCAATTCGGTTGACAAATTTGAAGATTACGACTGGAGGGTTGGATAATGGCCACCGAATCCCAACACCAGTCCGCCCTCTTCAAATGGGCGCTGTCCGTTCCCGTCCGCCAGCAGTACCCCGAATTAAAGCTTTTACACCACATTCCCAACGGCGGCAAGCGTGACCCAATCGAGGCGAAGCACTTACAACAGCAAGGGCTTAAAAAAGGAGTCCCAGACCTTCACCTTCCGGTCGCTCGTGGAAAATATCACAGCCTCTACATCGAAATGAAAACAGAGGATGGAGAAGAGTCTCCGGAACAAATTTGGTGGAGAGAAGAGTTAAATGCGCAAGGAAATTATGCTACGGTCGCACATGGCTGGGACAGCGCGAGGAAGGTGATCGAATGGTATTTGACCTTGCCGAAATAGAGCGGACGGCATCAACCGGCGCCGAACTCCCTACCGGCCTCACATCCCCGGAACAATGGCTGTTCCTCTCCTTGCGGTTGCTCTATCGCTCACACAAGGATGGTTATATAACCACTGAGCAAGCCAAAAAAGAAAAGGCCCACATCATGGACCAGTTTAAATCCGCTCAGCAGACCCTTGAAATGTACCGGGATGGGCAAGAGAGGTTTCAACGGATTAGGGCTTTGCAGTCTGATGTTGAGAAGTCGGGGTGTGAACTGTGCAAGCGAATTATTAAAATATTTGATGGAAGGGCATGATTATGAGTTTAATAACAAACATCAGCCAGCATGAAGCGAACGCGATCATTGCCACCTACAAGCCTATTGGACTGTTTTACTTTTATAGCCGTGGAAAATTTATAGGGATTGACAATAGCACTAGCGACGCATGGACGGAAGAATTCGATACTTATGAGGCTTGTACGGAATGGCTGAATGGTGGGGATTTATGAAAATATTTATTGCCAAGGAGGATGACCGGCTGACGGTGGCCGCAATCCTCGTAAAAAACGGGTATACCGTCAGGGCCGGTAAGAGGCTGAAAGGCAATAGTAAGACCATGGTTGAACATTTTGTTGAAACAATTGAGGAGGTTGAAAAGGATGGAAAATCAAAGAATCAAGGAAATTAGGGAGCTGTGCGAGAGGGCAACGCCGGGGCCGTGGGAAACAGATAGACCAGACGGAACTTATGTTGTGTCGGGTACGGGTTTTAACGTTGCCATGACCCGAAAGAGGGATGATGCCACTTTTATCGCCCACTCACGCTCTGACATCCCATTCCTGATCTCGGAACTCGACCGCGTGACCAAGGAGCGGGATGCGGCGGTGCTGGATGCAAGAGAAGCCGGTTGCGGCGTATGCAAGCATTATAAATGTGACGCTCACGGTAGAACAATTCCAAGCGAACCATGTCAGAGATGTGATGCAGTAGATTGGGACAGCTGGGAATGGCGCGGAATCGAACCGAAAGGGGATTGTTAAAATGATAAAGCATGGGCGTTGCGACACAAAGCTTTATAAAATATGGGGAAATATGAAAGAAAGATGTCAAAATAAAAACGCGCCGAATTATAAGCACTATGGTGGGCGAGGAATAAATGTGTGCGAGGAGTGGAGCGGATTTCAAGGATTTTATAATTGGGCTATTATTAACGGCTATGATGAATGCCTCTCAATTGACAGAATAAATGTAAATATGGGATATGAGCCGTCAAATTGTAGATGGGCAACGCAAAAAGAACAAATAAATAATTGCAGGGCTAACAGATTTATTACAATCGATGGGAATACAAAAACCGTTGCGCAATGGGCTGATTTTATCGGAATTCATCAAGATAGAATATATCTAAGGCTATTCAGGGGGTGGGACCCAAGCGACGCAATATTCACACCAACGAGCAGGCAAAATGCAAAGCATAAAAGGGGATGAATGAAGATGGAATTGAAACCTTGCCCATTTTGTGGTGAATGCAATGCGTCGGCGTATAAAGCAAAGCCAGATTCAATATTTGACACATGGGGCGTATGGTGTGATTGTGGTGCAAAAATAACTGGATATGATGAAAAGCAAGAAGCGATTGACGCATGGAACACCCGCACAGAATCCAAAGAAATCACCTCCCTCAAATCCGAACTTGCCGCCCTAAAAGAGCGAGATAGGTGGATACCTATATCAGAGTGGTTACCGGGTATAAAACAAGAAGTTCTTTGCACTCACCAAAAAGATAAATGGGTGTCCACTGGATATCGCAAAAATAAATGGCAATGGTACGACACTCACGACCAATGCTGTGAAATCATCGTCACCCACTGGCGGCCATTACCTGAAGCACCGAAGGAGGTCTGCTAGCGTTAGCGAAAATAGGTTAACAGCGGAAATAACGCAATAATAGATCCAGCTATTAAATAAGCTTTCTTTTTTTTGAAACCTAATAACATTAAAATTGCGGCACCAATGATACAAACAATCTTTGTTATTACATTTTCAAAGACAATATTATAAATATATGGCGATAAAATATGTAATGCATTAAGAAAAGCATCCCATATCATTTTACTCAAATCAAAATCAAACGTACCCATACAATTCACCCCTCTTAATTCTATATTATACCATATCACAACAAAATATCAAGGAGGAAACAAAATGAACCGTTACTTTGATTTTCCAGATGCAAAGGTCACATTATGCGTGGTTGTAGAATCGGGTTCCGCCGCTGCACTAGCAACGCCCGAAAGAATACGCGATCATTTTAAGCAAAAAGGTGCTGTTAGAGAAATTAACAGCAAGGAATACACGGAATTGACGGATGCTTATACTTTGGGAGACTCCGCAGAATTGGAGGCATCAAAGTGAAAAATTTATTGCTTGATGTACATAAACTTGCTGAACAAGAATACGACCGCGCCGCCGATAAATTCGGCCCTACCAACAACAGCCCTCATGAGAGTTATTCGGTGATATTGGAAGAGTTTGAAGAGGCGCAAGAGGACAGCGAACGATTCAACGAATGCTTAGCATTGTTTTGGAAGTGCATTAAATCAAATGTTTATAAAAATCCGATGCTTTCGACAATGCAAGAGATCGCTGAGCACGCCGCCGCTGAATGGGTACAGGTTGCCGCGATGTGTTATAAGGCGATGGTGGAGAAGGAGAAGAAGCCATGAGTTATAAAACAATCCACATGAGCATGAGCGTAAGAGGCGCGTTAAGCATGAGTAAGGTTGAATTGAGGCGTATGGCTCCGAGTATCACAATTGATGGCGTCCGCCTGCAAACCGCCGATCAAGTGAGGGAGTTTTTTATGGATGAATTGGCAAAGGGTCATGAGGTTATCCCGATGACTGATTGCGACAATTTTGATTATAAAAAAGGCTGCTTAGGGCATGAGCACGAGGAGGCGCAGAAATGATTGACGTTAACAAAAGAAAATACATAGCTATTAGCATCAAACACTCGCAGAGAGGGTTGCAAAATTGCCCATCAGAGCCGAAAGTCGGGAGATATACGCTTTGGGGTACCAAAAGAACCGAGGATAATGGCGAACGCTGCTTTGCTGGGTATACAGACGATTTTAAAACATGCGAATTATATTCACTCGCTGATTTTCAAAATTCATACGGTAACGGAGATATTAAGTGCGACGAGCCTGTCACAATGGTTGCCCAACTTTGCCGAAGGTGGAAAAATAAAGATACTGTTCTTGTTGACGCTGATGAATATCAATACTGTTTCGAAACATTTAATCCACCCAAGGAGGCCCGCCCATGATTAACCTACATAAGAGTTTGAAGTGGGTGATATTATTTTCTGGATTATTCGTAATAATTAGCCTTATATGGCAGTTCGCCGACATTTTGGAACTCGGCAAGGTTCAACCAAGTTTAGCGGACTCAATAGCATGCGCCGTGATATCTTGGATGTTCGCGAATAGATTGGAGGCCCGTCCATGAACCCCTTCATCCTGTATCCCGGACAACCCCGTCCTCCACTAGGCTGTGAATACCCAGGTAAATGCCTTTACCTGATAGATGGTCCGGTATGCGTCGGACCGTATGACTGCCCTTATCTTGTTTTGCTGAAGGACAAGCCTCCTGCCCCAGTAGATCAGAAGTCAGCCAGATACACCCGTGAGCAGATCGAGAAGATTATTGCTTATCATGGCAAGATATCCGTTGCCGGCATTGCCTCGATGATTGGGAGAACGGAGCAATCGGTTAATTGTGTGATATGGAGGTTGAGGAAGATGGGGAAGATACCAGAGAGAGGGGAATAAGATGCAATTTTATCAACTGCAAAAAAACAATCCATATAAATTACCGGATGATATTTATATGCAAGCAATCTATGCGGTTAGAGGTTATGATCGGATGAAAAAACAGATTTCCGAAATACCGCACGAAAGCGCCACCACCTTTTCTACATATACCGACTCTGCAATTACAGCAACGCCCGAAGATCCAACAGCAGATCAGTGCCGGTTTTACTATGGGCACGGTTCTACACCAGGTAATCCAACAGAGGAGAAGGCGATGCGTATAGAGGCGTTAAGTAAAAGGTGCGAGGCGATAGAACAGGCGTTAACGATGATACCAAGTGAATATCGCAGAGGTGTAATGACAAGTGTTTTAGAGCGGGGTAGTTTTCAACCATACAATGCCCACCCCAACACCTATTCCCGCTGGCGCTGCCGCTTCCTCTGGTACGTTGCTAATAATCTGAGTATGATTTAAAGTTGTGTGTAAGTAGAAAAATCAAGTGCTATAATATTACTGTGGACAAATGAGAGCTGGGTAAATACCAGCTCTTTTTGTTGGGGTATTACCGGATAAAGTCAGGGGTGGGGACGCGGTAAAAATTTTAGAAATGCATTGTAACTTGTCCTAATATGTGGTAACATGAGGTAAATGCATATATAAGGAGTGATTCATGTGGGTGCTTTTGAATGGGCTGACAGGTTAGAACTGCTCGGATATGAAGTGCTGCATCTCATATCTAAGGGTTACACAGAAAACGTTGATGAATTAATTAAAGTATTCGAGAGCGGTAAAACCCTTGATTATTTATTTTCCAAGTACGGAGAAGAGTTTTTTTCAATAACGCATGAAAGCATGTATAATCTTGAAGATTGGAACGAGATATTTAGAGATAATAGCCAGATTACAAGAAACCATGATGTTGTTCGCAAAATGGCGTTGGAAAATGAAAACGATGGGTTATTAATGCTATTAAGCTTAATATTAGAAACCGTTTCTTCGAGATTCACGGGTGATTTAAGGGAGAAAATACTTCGAGATTTAAGAAATTCAAAATTTAAAATATCCCTTGGCGAAATATCTTCTCATATCACTGGAGTCCCTCAAACAAAAGTGCTTGTTGAAATAAACAAATTGCTCAAAGACGGTTTAATAAATTGTGATTCAGAAAATTCATCAGAAGGATATGTGAACAATTACTATTATATTAAAAACAGATAATAACCAAACAATTTATTAATAAAACTAAAGCCCCGCCTTATTCAGACGGGGTAATTCTATATCATTGTGGTGGATCACATACACTGCAAGGAGCGTACCCTTGGCTTTTTGCATCGCCAAGTTCTATTGCAATCTTGCTTCGACTTAAATAACGGCATCCTGAGCGATGATATTTTTCACCGGTTTTTGTGATGTAGACTATTGTTGACTTATTATCTTCCTTATCGTTGTTAACGGTCTGGCTTATGGAGCTTTCTACATCAGACGAAGCAACATATTTACTTGGAGTTGAAGGTGTGAAGTCTGAACTTACCTGATATGAACTGCTAACATTCTCTGACGATGTTTCAGGACTTGACGATGAGTCTCCAGATACCATTGCGTACAAAGAAGAGTAATCAATGCTGTAGGATGATGATGCCGTAAAATCTTCACAAGAACTTAAAAAACATGACGCAATAAGCACCACTAGTAAAATTCCGAATTTTTTCATAATTTCATCCCTTTATTTGTTATTTACTCATATTTTATATCTTTTAGTAGAATATGTCAACATTTCCGTCCTTTATAGGGCGGATTTTTTATACCTAAAAGAAAGGATGTTTTTAATGTCAGATAATCAACCGGTTCAAATAGCAGCGCTGGATAAATTAGCTCCCGGTTTGGACATTCAGAACAGTAAAATACTATTGTTCACTGGGGGAGATGAGCGTGAATATATTCAGCAAGGAACTAATAACGGTTTTTCAAAGCTACTTATAGAGCGGCTTATCTCAGTTATTAACAAGGAAGGATTGATACATCATGTTAGTATCCCCTAAAACCAAAGGCGCTGTAATGACGGCTATAGCAAGCGCATTTCAGGCCAATGCATTAATAGACCGTATGTACTATGTATCATCCACTAAGTTCGTTATGACCAATACAGTGCAGTACATACACCAAGGGTTTGCACATCAATACCCCCTTATTGCAGATGATCTGGCAGAACCCCTGCTTGAATTCAATGAGGATGTATATAGACCGGCTGTCTTAGAAGATTCAGCGCAGTACGGTAGTATTGTGGAGATGTTTGCAAAGCTCCTTGAATATGTGACCAAGGTTAATCAGGATATATGCTTTGCCTATTCAACGGCTATGACTAACGGGGACATATCAGTGGCATCTAAGCTACTTGATGTGGTTAATAAGCACAAGGGTTATGTATCACAGGCTATCTTACTTAATGATAAGGCACAGCAATATGCAGAGGATATCAAAGGATTTGATAGGGATATCGGGCTATTTTGGACAGTAGCAGGCTTGATTGTGTCTGCTTTGTGATGAAAAAAGGTACTTCCGGAGGTTGAAAGACGCTGCGGTTCGCTTGCGGCG